TTTCCCATTGCATACTCAGTTAACATTCCTTGTCTGCCTCCCTCAGTTATAATACTGCTGTTAGCATGGTGTACTACTGACTTTGCATTACCACGTGGTTTAACTTGTACTGCTTTAATACATCGGTCTTCACTAAGTCCTGTTGGAACATTGTGTTTATGCCACAAGTCGTTGCCACTTGCTGGAATGTCAATTGCAACACTGGCTATAATTGCGTCCGGCACGCCAAAGTCTTCTTCAAAACTCCATGCTTCTGGATCAGGTAGTTGTGCTAACTGCACTACCACTTCGGGGTCGCCTCGTAGGCTTCCGTTGTCTACCCATTCCACGATTGTGTCTATGTCCTTTTGAGACAGACGCCAATCTCCTTGCAAGTCTTGTATGCCAATTCCGTGATCGTATGCATAAGGTGGCATTTCTCTTTTCATTACTTTAAGTGATATTAATGGAGCCCATGGACGTACTTGCTCGTATGTCTCAAAACTCATTGGTCCTATGCCTCCTGCTCTGTGGCATACTACACAATTGGTATTAATAATATCAGCAACGCCTGAAACATAGTCTGTTGCCCATGATGATACAGACACACTGGCTAAAAGCGCCATGGCTATATACTTGTACATTTGTTTTCCTTTGGATTGCGTATCAAATACGAGCGAATGCTCTGATACTAATATAACCTTATGTTATATTCTTATATAAAGTATTTATCTTATATACATAAGTTCTAGAACTGTTTATATATGTTTGTTACAATTAATTACAATTAGCTTTTTAGATACTTCGTATCTTTTCCAACTACTAACTTCATTCATTACATTCATTTCAGTTCTTGTTAGAAAGTTTTTATTAAGTAATGCGATATCATATAGTTGGAGTCATACTTCTCCTATTGCAAGGAGAAGCTGTTTGGAAAATATAGTGTCTGTCGACATCATATGAGCCATCATCATCTCTAACTCGGGTGCTAATAGGAACCAGTGAGCTTTCTGTCCCCATACACTACCGTCTCATCTCACGGAAATTTATGTAACCTTGTAGAGTTTAGTTACACAAACTTGTAGGTTGCTTTTTCTCATTGCCTACATCCTTTTAATACAGTTTGTCGTGTGTTTGTATCTTTACCGCTATACATCTCCAATTCTCGCACCTTGTTCAGGTTTGTCGAGGAGTCCGATACTGGCCTCGGGTGGGGCTGGTGTATAGTCCTATGTGTGTGACTTGGTGTCTGTGGTGTGCCTTGCTGTGACTTGGTGTCTGTGTTGTTATGCAATAGTTAGTTATCTATCTTTCAACGCTTCTCGTAAGATTTTTGAACCGCCCACTCTAACATTGATAATACCATTATAATAATCATCTGTTTCTAATACTCGTCTTTCAAATTGTTCTCTGGCTTCGAGATAACTTGCAACACCTCTACTGGGGCAATACCAAATTATTTCTCTTGTAAACTTGCCTTCTCCTAACTCTAAAACATCAGCATTTAGGTGATCTGAACTCCCCCAATAAGTACGCCAGTCCGATTCTTTAGTTCCGCGACGTTTATTCTTTTTACCCTTTAAAGGAGGCTTTGTTGTTTTAAATTTTGCTAATTTTTTACCTACATACTTTTTATCGTTTGTGGTATTTGTGATTAAGTAGACAAATGCTTCGCAATCGTTAGGAAGTTCGTCTACTGTTTTGCCTTGATATGTCCATTTTTCACTCATCTACAACTCCAACTATGAATGTACTTATTGTCGTTGATAATATTAATGTCTTGTTCTAGGTCAATTAACATTCCTAAAGGCAAGTAGCCAATTGCTAATTTAGGATCTTTCCATTGGTAAGGAATTTTATGCATTATTTGTCTGTAAAACATAAACAACGACATCATTAAATTTTCTTGTTCTATAGTTGTGGTAAATCTGTCTTCTCCAAACCATCCACATAAAGTATTACGCATTACGTTTGTACATATTAAATGATCCGCAGGAACATTAACATCATTGTCTGCAAATACCTCAAGCAAGTGTTTACCCACGTGAGGGTAATGCATATACAACTCGCCATAGCGCCTACGCACAGTAAACATATCTAGTGCTTCTGCAGGTATATCCGTTCCGGCATCTTCACATGCAAAAATAAATCTAGAACCATTATAATGCTTACGCCTTATATCTTCTAAATGATGTATATGATAATTAAACATTCGTAATAATTCACGAACTTCGCCTTCACTTTCATCGTGAGCGTTAGGAAAGTTTTCGTGTAAATTATTTAGAGTTTGTAAACTAGCATCTTGTACAATGCCAAGTTCTTGTAAACGTTCTGTAACAGCCATCAGTTCTGCTTGTACTGATTCTTCTGTCTCACCAAAGTTATAAAATTGTGTTCTACTTACAACCTTGTTCTCTTGTTCATGTAATCTTTTATGGAATAATCTTGCAACATCATTGTCGTACAATTCGTAACTTAATGTGTGTTCTGCATTATGTCCTAAATGTATGTCTATAATCACGTTTCTAATATTTCAATATCGTTAGCGTAAGAAGTGAACCCTCCTTCCTTTACAACATACAATACATTGCTAACTCTTCCTTGCAGTTCTTCTTTGTGGGAAATTAAGAATACATTTTTCTTAGATTCTCTCCCCATCTTTTTAAGTACGCCAAGTGCCGCTTCGACACCAGTTGTGTCCATGCCAGAGTCAACAAGTTCATCGATACACATTAAGTTCATTGGTTGGTTAAGACTTTCATAAATATCTCTAAATGCCCAACTCATGCCAAGTATTAATCTGTTACGTTCACCTCTACTTAAATTATCAAAGTCTAGGTCTCTGCCATACTCTGTGATGTCTACACTCAAATCCGAGTTAAATCTAACATCGTGTGGCAAGCCTAATTTTTCTAAATAATAATTTAGTCTGTAATTTAAATATTGCAAGTTCTGGTCAATAATTTTCTTTCTTATAAAACTGTCTTTGCTTGTTAATAGTTTATACAAAAAGTCTTGATGATCTTTTAATCTAGTCCACTCGTTAATGCCATCGTAACTAACTTCTTCCAATCCAGTTTCTCTAAGTGTAACTACTTGATCAGAATATGGATTAGTTTCTTCTTTACGTTCAGTAAGTTGTTCTGTGATAGTATCTAAATTATGTCTATGCTGTAAAGCATCTTCCATGCTGTTATAAAAAGTAATAGGACTTTCAGGCAGTTCTCCGATGTCTGTTAGGCTTTTTTCTAACACCTCTATTTTGCCTTCTAATTCCGTAGAATACGATAATTCTTTTCCTTCTTTTTCTTTAAGCTCTGCTGTATATGTTTCGTGAGTATCTAAGTGTGCTGTACTCTGGTCACACGCCGGGCACACACCCGTTTCTGCTTTCTCGATATCGCTTCGTATACTAACAAGTGTACTAGCATTACGTTTGCTACTAGTTTGTAGTTGCTTCAACTCATTTTGTAAGCCTTGCATTTTTGAATACTGCTTATGGACAACGTCTAATTGCCTGTGCTTATCTAGTTCTAAATCAATATCAGTTTCACTTAATGCATCTAATGATGCTTGTAAGTCCTTTAATTTTACGCTATGCTGGTTGTCCCAGGCTTTCCTACGCAATTCAATATCGTCGATATTCTTTTCAATACGCTTATTAGCATTCTGTACTGCTTGTATTCTCGACTCTTCATCTTTAATACTGTCTTTGGTATTTTTAAGTAGCTCTTTAAGTAGTTCTGCTTTTTCACTAATCTCAGTGATGCCTAATAACTGCTCAATCATATCACGTTGGTCATTAGTTTTCATACTAAGGAACGGCTCAGTGTATGTGTTCAAAGCAATTAAATGCTTAAACATATTATGAGGGAATCCAATAATACGTTCTATTTCTTTTTGTGTTTCTCTACTATCGCCTTGCTGTTCGTCATCTGCTTTCTCTACACCATCTATAAAAAACTTCAAAGTGTTAGGACGTCTGCCACGCTCAATACGATATTCTTTTCCGTTGATATCAAAGTCAACGGTAATAATCATACCTTTGGCATTTGTTTTATTAATTAAGTTATCACGTCTAATGTTTGTTAACGCTTCGCCGTATAATCCATAACTTAGTGCATTAATGATTGTTGTTTTACCTGTACCGTTTCTACTACCATCGCCACCCAGGTCTAAATTGTGTCCTAGGACTAGTGTTAGTTGCTCGGTATCAAATGTAACCGCTTGGGTATTGTTTCCAATACTCATAAAGTTTTTTGCTGTTACGTTTTTTATAGTAAGCATTATAAAGTCTCTAAACTTCTGTAAATTTTAACAAGCTCGCCGGTATCGACTAGATTGCTCTCAATAGTTTCTAACTGCTGGATAACAATTTGGTCAACACTTTCGAATTGTATTTCACCGCCTTCAAAGGCTTCCTCTTCTTCTTTAACAGGAAGTAATTGTATCTCTCTGACTTTAAATTGTTCTGCAAATGTTTCACGAATAAAGTTTGCTTCTTCGTAACTGATGTTTACATCCAGTTTAACTCTTGCATGAGTTTGTGCGTCTAAATATTTTTCCGGTGCTTCAAGCAACTGACGTAAACCCATAGTAACATACTTTGGACACTCTGCCCAATTAACATATTGTGGCTCGCCATCCCATTCTAAAAACATTGCGCCACGTTCATTATCTTGTGCATCTGCATAGTTATGTGGGAAAGCATTACCAATATAATGTATGTTGCCTTTATATTGACGTTTGTGAAAGTGACCACTGAATACATATTCTGGACCGCTTAACATGTCTGCCCTAATACCACCGTGATCCGGCATTTCAATCATAGCATTCATTTTAAAGTACGGTAACTCAAAATGTCCGAACATATATTTGCATTTTACTTTAGCAACATCTTTGTGTTCGTCTCCGATTAACCATGGAACAATCGCAACATCATCTTGTAGAAAGTGGTCATCTACCATAACAATGTTAGACATATCTCTAGCAAACTCGATACTGTTTAAGTCACGCTTTTCTCTATAAAACAAGTCATGGTTACCGGTGATAAAGTACACCGTTTCAAATGCATCGTTTAATCGCTTTAAGTCTTTGATAGTAGAGTTCATAGTAGCAATGTTAATACTTGCTCTATGATGATGCCAGTCGCCTAGAAATATACAAGTCTCGCAATTCCTTGCTTTTGCTTCTTCAATAAACCACGTTATAAAATTATCGCAATCTATTAAATGCTGTCTACTGTTTTGTTTTAAGCCGTAATGTATATCGGTGAAACACGCGGCCCTTTCAAAAAGGTTTGCCATAGTGGTTTGTTACTCAGTTGATGTATTTTCTACTTCAGTTTCTGCAATCTTACGAAGTTCTTTCATCTCATTCTCGTATGCAATCTGTCTACCGTAACTTGGTAAATGACCGGACTCGATTAAGATGTCGTCTCTAATTGATTGATTACGTTTCTCTAAGTTTAAAACTCTAGTGAAACTGTTATTAACTGTAGCGGTATAATATGCAAATGGATTGTCTGATTTTGCTTCGTTAAACTGCAATCCTATTTGAGCAAGTTGTACTAATGCTTGTCCACGCATTTCGTCAACATAAGTGTAACCTCGCCAGTTACCTCTTTGACTATAACGCTCTACAAGTTTCATAAACATGCTACCGAGGGTATTTGTAATTTTTCCGTGGTCGACACTAAAGTGACCATTGTGTAGTCCACCTACCCAATGACTTCTAGCAACTTCCCTAGGATTAGTTCCAGCACCATCCACAATATAATGTTTGAATGGAGGGAAATTTAGTTTTGCTTTTGTATCAGCAACCGTCTTAGTAGTTTTCTTTCTACCTGGTTCATCTGGAATATGGTCATATCCCATAACTCTAAACACTAGTTCATCTACTGCAAGAGAAAGCGGATCAACTGCAAAGTCTTTCTGCTTGGGCTTCTTATCCCAACCACCGTCTTTCATAGCAGTTTGGTAGCCATCTGATTGTAATTTTGCTGACCTATTCTCTTGGGCCTGTTTAATAGTAGTCTTATTAATTTCGTTGACATCCATTAAAATGATATCTGGATTCATGTACTTGTCATCTTGCACATAACAATACGACATCTTACTAGCATGAATTTGCTTCAGTATGTCCTTATTGTTTAAATAATTAACCTTTTTTGGTGTAATGTGAGCCATATAATCTCCTTAGTTAAACAGTAGTATAGTGTCTAAGCAAGACAAAGTCAACTGTTTTCTAATATTCTTACTAATAATTAAAACGTGCTATTATTTATCGTGATAAATACAACGAAGGAGCACATTATGGCAGAAGATACAGAATATAACCAACCTAAAGTCAACACTGACAATGTAGAATTCGACCAATTCATGCAACGCAACGACGGTTCAGAATTTGGCGAAATAGATTGGCGAGCAAGAATCCGACCTAAGAAAGGCGGAGAGAAATGGGCATACGGTCTAGTAGATCCTGATGACCCCACTAAAGAAATTACTGATAGTGTACTAAAGCCATTGCAAGACAAAGGCGGAATTGTGTTTCCTTTTACACCAGATATTTTCCTTGCGGCTTCTACAGATTATAACGAGTCTACACAACACGGATCGAACTATCCGTTTTATACATACATTAATAGTAGACCTACAACACTACCTATCACAGGAACGTTTACTGCAAATACTACAGACGAAGCACAATATATGTTAGCAGTATTCCATTTTTTAAGAAGTGTTACTAAAGCATTCTATGGTGACAGTGCTGTTAAGAGTGGATTCTTTGGAACGCCTCCTCCAGTATTATTATTTGAATACTTAGGAGAATTTGGGTTCAACAAAGTTCCAGTTATTATACGAAACTATAACTTCCAGTTACCGCCCAACGTAGATTACGTTCCTGTTAAATACAAAGGCACAACTACAATGATGCCAACGGAAACTAGCATAATGATAGAACTTGCACCACAATACACATATAGAAAAACAAGAAAGAAATTTAACTTGCAACGATTTACTAGTGGCAAAGGGCTATCGGACGGATTTATCTAATGGCTAACACTAATAACAAGGACAGTTTCCTACGCAGAGCTCCTACAAGGGGATTATTTCTTGACGTAAACGATTTGCCTAAACTTCCAAAAAGTCGAGCAGATAGACAGTATGCAATAGAACCTAAATACGCAAAACGTCCTGACTTACTGGCACACGAACTATACGGAACTGTACAACTATGGTGGGTGTTTGCATTAAGAAACCCAGATGCATTAGTAGATCCTATAGAAGATTTTGTGTCAGGTTTATCTATATTCGTACCTACTAAGGAAACAATAGACAGGCTAGCAAACTAATGGCTGGATCCTCTAAAGACAAAGAGAACGCTGAAACTCCTATAGTCGAAGACCGATGGATTGGCGCAGTAGCCGGTAATAAACTAGATGCTTTCAACAATGCATCATATAATTTTAGACTTTATATGATCCCAGATGATGACGGAGAAGGCGGCGGATATAAAAACGGTGCCTTAAAAGCTAAACCAGAACAAACAGTTATTATTGCTCAAACTAGTGTAACCGGCGTGGCAATAGAAAATATAGAATTAAATATAGTTAGGTCCGGAGCAGGCGTATTTGTGACCAACGGTGCTTTTACACTTATACAGCCCGGCGCCGCAGACTTGCTAGACCAAATACAAATGGCAAAACAAGTACTTGGCATCAAAGCTGGTATGTTTGCCAATGCACCTGTATTCCTCGAATTAAACTTTAAAGGCTACACAGAAGATTTAGACGATAACGAAGCCGCTGGCGACCCTGTTACTATTGATGGTCCGTGGTGCTGGCAATTAGAGCTTATGACTATCGACGTAAATATTAATGATACTGGTAGCACATATGATTGTACGTTTGTGCAAACAAATTCAAACGCATACGCAGATACATATTATACAATTCCAGCTGACACTAGTATGACTGGTAGTACTATTGTAGAATGTCTTGAAGACTTACAAACAACCCTTAAGAAGTTTAGAACAGACAACTATAAAGAACATGCTGTACAAGATGAAGTAGAATTTGACTTCTCTAATCTTGTATTAATGCTCGGTGGAGACGGCAACATAAATTATTCAAACTTTCGCCAGGCTGAACAAGTAAACAGATTAATGAATGCTGATGCAATGGGAATTAAGACCAGAGAAGAATACGATAAGATATTAGAAGACAACCCAGACAGTTTAGATGGCGGCATAGAAGCAAGTGGCGGAGTTTGGAGACGAAACAGAGTACAAGTTAAGCAAGGCACAAACTTCCATAAAATCCTTACAACATTACTAGTAATGAATGATGACTTTTTAAAACAAATTACAAGAAAGCACGATTTCGAAGATCCTGTTATAGACGAAGATGGTTTAGACATGAATCAAACATTTACTACATGGTACAGGATCGAAGCGGCAACAGAATGGCTAGACTATGATCATAGAAGAAATACTTACGCAAAGAGAGTAGTTTATAAGCCTGTACTGTATGAAACGGCAGATGAATCACTATCAAGTGGCCCGGGCGAATTTAACACTACTAAAGAAAATATTACCACTCGAATAAATGAAATGAAAATAAGAAAAGCATATCATTATTTGTATACTGGACAAAATGACCAAATTTTAGAAGCAACAATTGGCTATAAAGCAGGACAACTATTACTAGGCGCTCCACAAGGAGGATTGATGGGTGATGCATCTACTAATCCTAACGCACCAGGAACTCCGACAAGTGATGGTGATAATAACAATAAACAAAAGAAGGCTGAAATTGCAAAAGCACAAGAAGATACAGATGCATTAGCCAAGCAATTAAATAATGCGGCATACCAGAATGAAGTTGCCGACAAACTAAATTTAAGTGAATCAGAAAGAAAGTCTCTTCAAGATAATAAACAAGCACGAAAGAATTTAGCAGAAGCTATGGTACTATTGAACAACGGCGGCAATGATCCTCTAGGATATTTTAGGTCCCAAGCATCTAATACAGATCCTAGCACCCCGACATCATCAGATCCGAATCCAAATGAAACCAATCCACCTTATAAGCCAGAGCCAAGTGGGTATTTGTATGGAGCAGATCTTATTGACAATGCAGGCGGCAGTGAAATTGTTATCGGCGAACTTAGTTCTCGTCAAGCAATGAACACTTTAAAAACATCAGTTACTAAACCGTCATTTGATTATTCTAAGAGCATTACTTCCACATCAGGTAATACGGTTGACGGCACACCTAAAGCAACATTGTTTGGGTACATGTATCAAAATGTTAATGATGCGAGTATATTAATTGATTTAGGATTAAAAATTAGGGGCGATGTGTGGTACTTAGGCGAGAAGCCGGTTGACCCGCACAAAGGCAAAGGCATGACAGCACAATTAGACAATATTGGAAAAGCTACCACAATGGATTCCATTTCGTACAACGGCAATGATAACTATTTTTTATTTACAATGCAAACTCCTAGGGTAATAGATCCTGACATGGACGATGAGGATAACAATACAGGTTATCTAGAAAAAGCTGGCACGGCTTATTTTATAAGTGGAGTATATCAAATTATGGCGACTACATGTACATTCAATAATGGCATGTTTGAAATAGAAGTAAATGCTAAAAAGAATACAGCACTAAATTTATCTGAGTACGACATAGTAGATATAGATTACGGAGTAGATGATGGCGATGCTCCATTAACAGATGCAGAAATTTTAGCATTAACAGAAGAAACTAATGCACGACAACTAGCAGAGTTTAATGCAGACAGAGGTGACGGATAATGAGTTTACGCGGAAACTATAAAGCAGATAAATTTAAGGTTAGTAGAAATAACCCCACTAGCGAAATGACTAAAAATGCTGATTTAGATTTTGGTGTTTACTTAGGCGAAGTTATTGTTAGACCTAAAGACGATACCAACAGTGGCAGACTAACAGTATATATTCCGGCATTAGGCAAAGACAGAGACAACCCAAGCAATTGGGTTAATGCATTTTGGAGTACTCCGTTTGGCGGAAGTACACCGTCTAATAGAATTGGAGATAATTTAGCATCGTATGTTGAGACACAAAAAACATATGGCATGTGGATGGTACCGCCGGATGTAGGTAACTGGGTATTAGTATGTTTTGCAGACGGCAAATCTAAATTACCATTTGTACTAGGGTGTTTACTACCAGATCAAATGGCTAACATGGTACCTGGAAATGCCGCAGGCACAACGTTCGGCACAGACCAAAAACTGCCAGTAGCAGAAATTAATAGACAGACAGACGAGATAAATCACGGCGTTAATGCTACACGACCAGTTAATCCATATATAACAAAACCTATTCTTGACCAAGGATTGATTAATGACAAGCTCAGAGGCTTATCGACATCTAGTGCAAGAAGGGAATCGCCTAGTGCAGTATTTGGTATATCTACTCCCGGTGCAGAAGATGTAAATTTAACTACAGGTAAAAAAGACGGCACACACAGAACAGGTGGGCACAGTTTTGTGATGGACGATGGTAACATTAATGGTGAAAGTAAGAACATAAGAATTAGAACAGCAGGTGGCAACCAAGTATTAATGGACGACACTAACGGTCTAATTTATATAATAAACGCAAAAGGTAATGCGTGGGTAGAGATGAGTGGCGATGGTGACATACAAATATACAGTGAAAAAGATATTTCGTATAGAGCTAAAGGCAATATTAATATTCGTGCAGACAAAAATTTAAATTTAGAAGGCAACACATCTGTAAATATTAATGCAGGTGTTTACGGCGAAGCACACGAACAACAAGACGAGGACGGCAATCAACGTGGCGTACTCAATATTAATGCTGGTGCAGAAGCTAGTATGAAAGTTATGAAAGACTTTGTGCTAGAAGTAGACGACAAAGGCAGTATGCATTTAACTGCTAGAAATTCGCTACTTGCAACAGCAGGTACAGACATGCATTTAAACGCTAAATCTAACATGTTTAGTACAGCGTCTGACACTCAGCATATTAAGTCAGGTGGCGATACAAACATACAAGCAGGTGGTAAAACAAACGTAGTGGGCAGTACAGTACATCTCAATGATGGTGGTAGTGCAACACAGGCAGAGAACAGTAAAACCGCGGTAGCTATCCCATTAGTAGATCATGAAGACCAGCCCATAGAAACCCCAGGGTGGGAATATGACTTACAAGATACTAGCGAAGATAATCCGTTAACTACTGAGGGCAAGAGAGAAGGTGATCAAGATACTGTTACTAGTATTATAGATATATTGCTGACTCGAGAGCCTTACATAGGACATGTGGATAAAGACAAGCCAGTTAAATAGTTAAACTAGTTCGCCCTTCTTATATTTAGATAATTCTTTTTGTAAATCAGCAAACTTGATATAGGCTCTATATTTGCCTTCTTGTTCTTCAGCCACTGACCTTCTTAAGGTTTTAATTTCGGCTCTTAGGTGGTTACATTCGTTTTGCTTATCAACAAGCATGACACGAAGTTCTTCTTCTAAGGTATCGTTTAAGCTAGTATTTTTATTCACAAAAAATCTCCCTTTTTATAATTTCAACCGTTTCAAAATTAACTAGCACTTCGTTGTGACTAGTACCTGTTTCAATCTGTTTCAGATTATTAAAATTGTTAGGAACAGATTTCTGTGTTCTAACAGTTAGAGTTCCATCGTTAGATTCGCCCATACCAGCAAGAGCATTTCCGGCTCCTCTAGTTCCTGTTGTTACTATATTAATTATCTTAAAATCGTTGTTTACAGTTTGTAACGCAGTGATAAACGCACTCTTTGGATTTAGTGCTGTAAAAAGTTTACTATGTCTGAATGCATACGATAACCACTTTGCTGTTCTACTGCCACCCCATGGGGCACTCATGGCTAAAAATACATCACAGTTAGCAAATGCCTGTACCGCTTTTAATCCTAGCAAACACCCGTAGCTGTGTGCTATTACAGAGAATGGGTCATGCCCAAACTCATCAAGTATTTGCATTTTGATGCGAGTTATTACTGTTTCTGGTAGCTCTTGCGTATCGTACTCTATATAAAGTACGTTATGTTCTGGCAAGAATATTTGTAAAAAGTTAAAACTTAACGTGGAGGCGCCACTACCATGTATATAAACAATATTTTTATTAGGCGGTTGCGGCATTCTTGAGCATAGATTCCATATCATAGAATTCCTGTGGTACTTTGCCCTTCTGACCTACAAGGTTAACCATCTCAAACAATACATAACCCTTAGTATGGTAATCGTAAATGCCTACGGAATGTAGACGATTCTGTTTTTTCGACATCATCTTTTGGAAACGAGGTCCGTATCCAGAAGACTTATCAGTTAATTTTAACTGCTTGTTAACTGCGTCTGCTTTTTTGCAAATGCTGTCGAATCGTTCAATGATATTTCTCATTGGCTTTCCTATAAATTTATAAAATTAGTAAGATAATTCCTACTATGTTATTATGTATCCATTCTGTTGAAAAGTCAACATTTTTTTAGGCTTATTATGGTGTTTATTATAACTAGTTTTAATCCTTTAGGATAAATAGTTGTATGGCAAATATATACAGAGGATTCAGCACAACAGGCAGAGTAAGAGCACCTTACACGCTAATTGATGGTGAACTTATAAAAGCTGACTTACTCAATGAACTTTATACCAAAAGAGGCGAACGAGTAATGAGACCTACATACGGTACTAGGATTTGGGATATATTAATGAACCCAATGGATCAATACGTTGTTGCAGAAATCAAAGAAGATATAGAGCGTATTGTATCTAAGGACTCTAGGGTAGAAATGACCGACATGTTTACTGATATATTAGACCACACAATTCGCATAACATTACACTTAAAGTTTAAACCGTTTTTATCGGAAGACACATTATTTGTAGAGTATGCTAGGGAAAACGTAGAGATATAAAATGGCAGTTAACAGCAGACAAAATAATTTATTCGCGGCAGAAGATTGGTCAGTAGCCTATCAAGCATATAGTCAAGTAGACTTTCAAGCATACGACTTCGACACTATTAGAAATGCAATGGTCGAGTATATCAAATCTAATTTCCCAGAAAACTTCAATGACTATATTGAAAGTTCAGAATTCATAGCAATCATAGAATTGCTTGCCTACCTCGGGCAAAGTATTGCATTCAGAATGGATATCAATACAAGAGAAAACTTTTTAGAAACTGCTGAGCGAAGAGACTCAGTATTTAAACTTGCTAGACAGCTTGGATATAATCCAAAACGAAACATGCCTGCAAGTGGATTAATGAAAATCGTAAGTGTTGCAACTTCTGAGCCGTTAACAGACAGTTCGGGTGCAAGTATAAACGATAAGACTATTAGCTGGAATGATGCAAACAATCCAGACAGCTACGAACAATTTTTAACTATAATGAATAGTGCATTTGGTAATGTTAACAGATTTAGTAAGCCTGTAAAAACAGGAACTGTTGGTGGAATTATAACTGACAGATACGACATTAACACGCCAATCACTTCACCGCAAACATACAGCTTTGATGTAAATGTTAACGGAGTTAATAGAGCATTTGAATTTGTAAATGTTGATTTTGAAGACGCTGGCGTATTTGCAGAAAAGCATCCAGATAGCACAAACAACTTTTCAATACTTCATAGAAATGACGGACTAGGATCATTAAGTAAAAATACTGGATTCTTTATGATGTTTAAGCAAGGTACATTGCAATCATCAAATTTCGATTTTACTACACCAATTGAAAACAGACAACAAGCGATTGCTGTTGCTGATATTAATGAAACAGATGTGTATTTGTCTGAAGTAGATAACAATGATAAAGTATTAACTAAGTGGGTTAAAGTTCCAAATACCGTTGGACAGACTTTAATGTATAACACTAAGGCTAAAAATACTCCGTTATTATATGCTGTACAAAACGTAGGACAGGGCGGCATTAGACTACAGTTTGCAGACGGTAACTTTGCAAATGTGCCTATGGGATCATATAAAGCTCAGTACAGAGTTAGTGATAACGAACGATTTACATTACAGCCAGATGATGTTAAGTCTGTGGTATCAACTATACCTTACTTTACACAAGATGGTAAGTCGCATCAGTTAACAATTACATCGAAACTAGAAGGCAAGGTATCAAATAGTTTACCTGCTGAAACACTTGCTGGTATTAAGGAAAGAGCACCACAGGCATATTATGCCCAAGACAGAATGGTTACAGCTCAAGACTACCAAGTACTTCCTTTAGCTAAAAGCACAAACATTAAAAAATTAAAAGTTACTAACAAAACACATGCTGGACATAGTAGATATATCGATATTACAGATCCTACTAGTACTTTCCAAACTACAACTAGTATTGCAGAAGATGGCGCATTATATGAAGAAGCTAGTAACTCTAGCGATGCATTTAAAGTAACAATTACTAATACTACACAAGATTTTATTAACACAAAGTTTCCAACTATTATTAAGAACTTAAAACTTAATGATTTTATTTACAGTACATTTAGAACTAAAGTTAAAGAGGTTCCTGCTTATCAAGATATGTTTGATGTTTCATTATTCGGCATAACATGGAATACATTGCCAAGAATTACTACTGGCGTATATGGATATATGTCTGAGATATATACAGCTGGTGGAACACCTACTGATGTTAACACATCAAATACTCTGTTTAAAATTATACAGCCCGGCTACATGTTAAAATTCTATGACCCTACTGATAAAACAAAATATGAATGGGCTAAAATTGTTAGCATGGATAACAATGGTGTTAGGAACTCGGCTAGTAGTACAGCAAATGGCCCAGTTAAACTTAATAAGAAAATTCCAAATGGTTGGAAGTGTGATGAAGTAATTGTTATTTTAAGAAAAATATTATTTGCATTAGAAGAACAGCAATTAAAAACAGCAATGGCTTCTAGGAGAACATTTGGCGTAAGATTTATGCCTAGCGAAAACAGATTCTATATTATTGAGAATAACAATTTAAGTACTTCTACAGACTTTAGTGCTTCTACCACCGGTGACTCATCAGGAACAGGATTAGATGCAAGTTGGATATTAAAATTTAAATATGTTAATGTAGATACATTATCATACAGATACGATATTGAAATTAGAGGAACACAGTTTGTGTTCGAAAGTTTAGACGATGTTAGATTTTATAATGTTAATGAAAATAGATTGCAAGATAATGCAACAGGTTTAGCAAAATACGATTCAATTGAATTGCCAACATTAAACATTAAGCCTAGTTTCACAGAATCGTTTACATGGGTAGACACAGACGACAATGGAACAGGTGACCAGTGGTATTTAGATGCTACCGGATCTTACTTTTCTAACATACCGCTAATTTCCAGAAATGTTCAGCATTTCGATATAGCAGTTTCAGTTATATCTAACTTAGGTATTTACGAAAACGGAACCATAGGGGCCTTTGTACAACCAACAGATATAGAATTAGGCACATCGGCAACAACAACTGTTACTGACAAAGTAGTAGTGGTTGCAGACACTGGCGTAATTTATAAGTTGCCAAAAATAACTATAGCATTTACTAGTTCCACATTCGGCGGACCAATTTTAAACTCATCAGGTGAAATTGCATATAGATATAATAACCAGAATTTAACATTGGCGGCTGGCGCCTCATGTTCAATAGCTGGCGCGGCTTTCAGATTAGCTACTAGTAACTATGCGGCACAAACAGGAACACTCGAAGTTGACTTTGAAGCAAGACATCACTATGCCATAGACAACTCTGCTAGAAATAATAGAAGTGATACTATTGCAGTTAAGTATGTTAACGATAATACAAGACTTGATGCTCCAATAGTATATAGTGCTATAGGAAACTTCAGTTACCCAGACGGATATACTGATCCTAAGAAGGTTAAAGTTACTCCGGTTAACACAGCATCATCAGATAGTCCGGATAATCCAATCCAGTTTGAACATTTTGTCGGTGATGACGACATTGTGTTATTTGAAAACTATGAAGACTTTGACGGATACACTTATACTAGACCAGTTAAAGCAGGTATATTAGATTTAAGAAAAGAGACAACACTTACGTTTGCCGGAGATAGGTCAACTGTTTTAGGCGCATCTGGTGTAACATTTAATACTGCTGATTATGATTTCTACTTAGTTAGAAACAAGACTGTCGTTGATTTATTTAATAACCAGCAAGGTAAAAATGAAACCACAGGCGGTATGCATAATAAAAAGATTTACGCTAAAGACACTGGCAAGGTATTTATTTTAACTAAGAGTAGTACAAACTTAGCAAGTGTTAGCAACTATGAAAGTTCAAGTCACTTTGCTAAAAAGGGTAGAAGTTTTACACAAAACTCTCAGTCACTTAGACAAAACGGTGTAGTATTTAAATGGACTCACGTTGCAGATAACAGTATGCGAATTGATCCTAGTGTTAGTAACGTACATGAATTCTTCGTACTTACTTCTTCTTACTGGGAAGACATGCAATCTTATATTAAAGTGCCCGGCACAGATTTCCCAACAGCACCTACTAGTTCAGAATTAGAAAATGAATTTGCTATTTTACAAGACTATAAATCCGCTAGTGACCAATTAGTATTCAAGAGCGGAAGATTTAAATTAATATTCGGCGCCGATGCAACGGATGAGCTACAAGCAAAATTCAAAGTTGTTCGATTACCTGGAACAAGTTTAAGTGATAACGAAATTAAAACAAAAGTTGTTGCCGCAATTAATCAATACTTCAATATAGACAATTGGGACTTTGGCGATACTTTTTACTTCACAGAACTAAGCAGTTACATACATCAACAAGTTGGAAATGCTATAGGCAGTATTGTTATTGTGCCTACAAAAGCAAGTGGTGTTTTTGGAGACTTATTCCAAGTTAAAGCAGATGCAGACGAACTATTTTTAAGTACAGCAGGCATTGACGAAATTGATGTTGTAGACAAATTAACACATGGTAACATTAAGCCTAACAAGACTAGTAGCGGACTATTAACAACATACAATGGTGTTGACAGCTCTGTAGGTCCTTATGCTATTAACGGATACTATCCGTTATATGCTTCAGCTGAAGCGGCAAACTTTGCTGGTGACGGAACAAGTATGACGCACACATTCTTTGGGCAAGTATTTTACATGCCTAACGGTGTAACATACTACCATGGTACTTATGTACTGGATCAAAGTGTAGCAAACACTACATTGGGTAATACAATTACTCTAAATAATTCTGTGGGCAACTCTAGTAGCTCATCAGACAACAGCGGATATTAGGAAAAAACATGGCTGATAAGCAAATAAGTAAGTTACCAGGTCAACTACAGACCACGGTATTAAAGAACTTTTTTGAAAGTACCGTAGAACAGTTATTCAGTAAAAGTAACATTGAAACAATTTCCGCATACATTGGACGTAAGGAACCAGAGCAATTTGATTCCACTAGAGACCACTACATTGTTGAACCAAATCCAAGCAGACAAAAATACAGTTTAGAGCCAGTAGTAAACACAATTGATGTAACTACCGGTGAAGCAACCAACGTATTATTCTACGAAGACTTTGTTAATCAATTATCAAGTTATGGCGTAGATACTAAAAACGAAAATGTATTGTTCGACACAAACTTTTATAGTTTTTTACCTCCAATTGATTATGACAAGCTAGTTAACTTCCAGGAATATTTCTGGAGCGTAGACGGCCCAAACAAGATTACAGTTAGCGGAACTGATACAACAACTATTAATGTTTTAAAAGATATAGTAGGCAAGAAGTTTTATACTTCGCCTAATGGAGTAGAATTTAAAAACGGTGCTATTGTAGAATTTGCAGGCACCCATGTTATTCCAGCAACATACTTAGGCACTAGATATATTGTAGAAGGTGTAGGTGAGAGCATAGTGTTATATGCTAAAGATCAAAACTTTAGTGCTATATTTTCAACTCCAGCATTTACACCGTGGGACGATGAAGTTATAACAGCTGAAACAACACTTATAGCATCTGACATACCGTCAGGATCAATAACTGCTTCAGCATTGCTACTTGAAGACGACGGTAGTGCCAGACAATACTATGACGCCTTTGGACAAGCCGTTCCTGAAACAGTATTTGTTACGTTAGATGATATGACATTAACTGGTGACTATTACTGGAAAGGTTATGTTACTGGCGCTGGTGGATTCCTTTCATATATGAACACAGGTACTCAAGGCTTTGATGCTGAACCATGGGATGGTGGCAACACTCAGATAGTACCCGACTATTTGCTTATGCAAAGAGCCGCAGAAGATAATAACACTTGGAGTAGGATTAACTTTTGGCATCACAAAGATAGATTTATAGAATCGTCTACTGCATTGCCTAGTAAGGCTTTCAGAGCAAAAAGACCTATTCTAGAATTTGATAGAAATTTAGAATTATATAACTTTGGTAACAAGGGATCGGATTTCAGTGCTGATTTAAGTGGCACAGGATATACTAAATCTGAAGTGCAGGGTAGAGCCGTTAGTGCTTTACTAGATAACCAAGGATTAAAAGTTGCTAACAAACTGCTATTACCAGACGAAGAAGCAACTATATCAAAATATATTTATGTTGTAGAGGACAAGCAAACACAAACTGTTAACGGTGCTGTTTCTAGTTCCACTACTGTTGTACTAGACAATATTTCAGATGTTTACATCGGTGCTTTAGTTAAAGGCACAGGCATTAGTAATGATGATACCGTAGTATCAAGCATTAATACTAGCACACTTACTATTACATTAAATCAAGCAGAGACTATTGCAAACGGTGTAACATTAACTTTTAGTAATAGAATAAAATTAACAAGGATGCCACATCCAACAACTAATCCGACTGGAGCAGTTGACGGCGATGCAACCTTTGTTCCATGGACTCCAACAACAGGCGATATTGTAGCTGTTTTATTCGGAGCTCAACACCAAGGTAAAGAATACTACTGGACTGGGACATCATGGGAAGTTGGTCAAAGAAAAACAGCAGTTAATTCCGCTCCATTATTTGCGGCATATGACTCTAGTAAAAAATCTGTTGACAACGTGCTAACATATCCAAATTCCTCATTCAAAGGAACTAAGTTATTTTCTTATAAGAAAGCACTTACTAGTACAACTAATGACAGTGTATTAGGATTCCCATTAGAGTATAAAAACTTTAATAACTTTAGTGAAATTGTGTTTGACAATAACACAACTAGCGATGTAATTAGTTATACACCGTTCGGCGGCACCACTACTAGCTTTGTAAACGGTTACATTTATTACAAGAAGAAAGGATCCGACGGAGTAATTACTTACGACACAGCATGGCGTGGACATAAAGATTCATTTAAACAGAAAGTGGAAGACGATTTTGAAGTATCGCAACTTGATATTGACAACAAACGTACACTTTGGGATATTACTACAGTACCATCTGATACTACTAAAATTAGAGTAAAAGTAAATGGTATTCGTAGAGAAGACTGGACATACAACACTACATTAAAAGCAATAGAGTTTACAGCATTTAATTTAGTAAAGAATGACACCATTAGAATCACTACTCCTACAACAACTGGTATATTACAAGAAAAGAAAAGAGCTGGACGATATGAATTACCGTTAGGCTGGTATGCTAATACTGGAAAAGCTGATGTATTATCTATCAGTGAACCACAGTATTTAGAACATATTAAGAATTATATACAAGAGCAAACTAACATAGTTGGTAATGCTTTAGGTGATAATAATTTTGCTAGTCTAGACGATGATAAAACTCTTGCAAACAAAATTGTACAAACAGACGACGACTTGCAGATGGCAGGATTTCTTCTAAGCAACGATAAATTTAACATTGTAGATGCAATGAAGTTTAACGGTGACGAGTATCTAAAATACAAAAACAGATTGAAGAAAGAAATTAAACGTTACATCGATTCTAACGACACAACTTCAATGTCTGACCATGCAATATTAGAAGACGTTCTACAAAATGTTATTGCATACAATCCAGGCAAACTAGTATTTGACTACAGTTACATGTTAGCATTAGGAGACAGGTATGATGAAGAACTAATAGTTATTAATAACGTTGTACAAAAAGAATACACGCTAACTAACTTCTTAAATTTAAATAACATAGAAAATGCTATACATGTTTATGACCAAGATGCTAAAGGCAATGACGTATTATTATTAATAGATAAAGATTACACAATGACTGGCACAGCCGGTGTGTGTACTATAACATTTACAACCGAGTATGTCTTAACATTAGGCAACTCTATTAAAATTAGATTCTTTAACAAAAACAGAGAAAGTGCTCAATGTCCTCCAACTACATCTGCTATGGGTATTACACCTGTACACTTGCCAAAAATTATGTCCGATACATCATTTGCAGAAGCAATTAATGTTATAGTTGGACATGACGGAAGTAGAACCGTTGCAGACAACGATAAGCAAGATGATATTTTATTAGAATTTGAAAAGAGAGTTTACAACAGCGTACAGCAAGTTTATAGAAACAAGCCAGATCATCCAGATTTAAATGTGCATGATATTAGACCAGGCGCATTTAGAAATACTGGAGTTAGCAGAACTGCATACTACAATATTTTAAGAGAAAACTTTAACAAATTTATTGCAAGAAACGAAGCGGACTTTGTTGAAAACGAATATTATGATGTTGCTAAACCATTTAGTTGGAATTACAACTCGGGTACAGCAAACGCTGGTTTCTGGAGAGGCATTTTTGAAGATTGTTTTGATACTGCTAGACCACATACTCATCCATGGGAAATGTTGGGACTTGTTAAAAAGCCAAGTTGGTGGGACGCTCAATACATTACAACAACATATACTAATTATGGTAGTGGCAACTCTCCAATGTGGCGTGACATCGAAGATGGTATCATTAGACAAGGCACTACAGAGAATGTAACTAATTCAGCATACAAAATTAATAATCCTTATAGACGTATTGGATTAAAGACTATGTTGCCAGTAGATGCAGATGCTAAGTTATTAGCACCAGCAAATATTTCAAGTACAGCGTCTACAACTAAAACTACAGTATGGACCCAAGCAGAGATTGGTACAGCAACAGCTAGTGCAACTTCATTTGTAGGAACCACAGACGGCTTACACATTAACGAAAGAACAGACGGAACTACTACGCATATTAATGTAACAACAAGTAACATATTAAATCATGTTATTGGAACATTCCCTAATAGTAATAGTACTGCGTTTGTAGAAGACAAATCATCAAAATACACAATAAAAGTTATAGCAGATGCTACCGACGCCAATCATTACTCAGATGCAGGTACATCTACAGCAACACAATTTGTTACAGCCACAACTACTTCTAAAACGCATACAGGTAT